TCACTGCACCCTCAAGACGGCTACGCATCTCAGGTGTCAAGGTGTAGCTATGTTTGTCACTTAGGTGACTCTCCATGAAGTCAAAGTAGCGAGAGACAGTCTCGTTCCAGTGCTCACGACGGCCTTTATCGTCCAAGTAGCGGCTATAACGGCTCTTGGCAATGTAGGTCTGGTAGGGTGTCATATTCATTTGTTCAGTTCCATGTGTTATTTTTAGTGGGCAGGCATTTTAGTATGATGAAATCATTTTGTCAAGATACCAGCGAGCTTTTTTGAGATCTTCTACACCATTCTTGTCCATGAAGCGCATTAAGTACTGCATAAGCTGTACATAATCTGATTCAAATAGCCCGTCTTTGGGTTCTAATTTAAGAACAAGCATCTCAAGTACGTCACGCACTTCAACCCCTAGGTTTTCCTGTGCCTTACATTTAATCTGATATTCATCAAAGAGCATGTAATGCTTTGGTTTACTAATTACGTCGTAGGCTGCTGTGCCATTGAATCGCTCTTCCATTGGGATGTTCAAAGATGCCATATATTCCTCAATTTCCTTAATTGTTGGTTTACTGCTCACTGTATTTCCTTTTCTGTCTTGCTTTATTGGCTTCTTCTGCCGTGTCGTGTAAACCGCAGTAGATTTTCTTGTAATCTTTCCAGAAGTAAGCTTCATACTTACCCGCAGCTTTGTGATAGCTAACACCTTTAAACCCTGTTTTATTAGTGTTAAAGATTTTAGCTTTTTCAATGTTTACACTTTGATTGCATCCTTGAAGATTCTCAATGGAGTTATTATTTATATCTCCATCAATGTGGTCAACAATTTTAGGGAAAACACCACAAAAATAAAAAAAGATAAGACGATGGAGCAAAAAACACTTACCGTCTAAGTAAATTTGCCTGTAACCTTGAGCGGTTCTAGTTGATTTATCTATTCCTTCTTTATCGTAGAGTCTTCCATCCTTGTAAACAAAGTTAGCTCTTACGTCTTGTAATAGTTGTTCCATCTCCAAACTTCCTTTCAAGATATTCGATACTAAGCATAAGTTCGTCAAAGTGTCCATCCTCTACTTCATTCATGACCAGTAAGCCTCTCCAATGTCGATTAGAGAGCTGACTCATATAATCTTCATCATGGAGGTAATAACTGCCAGCGACAATAGCACAGATAGGTTTTCCATCAGCACGTTTACCGTAAGCAATTTGCTTTCCTTGTTGGTGACCAGCGACACAAGACATATGAAGCTTACTAATAATAGCAGCTGGACTAGCAGCAGGTCTTCCCATTGCACCAACAGGCCAGTAATGACTGAAGCCAACACCATTGATAAATACTGGATGTAAGAACTCATGCACTTCCCAATCTTTCAAGTCAAGGTCATCATAGGTTAGCAACCCCTCAAGCATAGGATTGTTGTTAACAGCCCTAGTTAGTCGATTCTCATGGTTACCCTTCAAGAAGACCATACGAGGCTTGTAAGGCTTATGTTTGCCCTTCTTCTGGGTATCCTGAAGCTCTTTGAGAGGCTTTAAGAGCACTTCCATGCCCTTATTGCCAGCCTCTACGTCAGCTAGGTAGCGTTTACCTTCAAAGTACTTGCTACCAGCCTTGTCGTGACTACTGAGACTAGGGAAGTCCCAATGATCTCCTAAGTGAACTACCACATCAGGGCGGTACTCACAGATAGCTTTACCAGCCCAAGTCAGATGGTCTTGTGGAGCATCAGGTTTGCACTGAGTATCTGGTACACATAGAATTCTCATTTGAACATAGCCTCACGTTCTGGACTATTGCTCCAACCACCTGACAAATAAAGCTCAGGGAAGGCTAAGAGGATCTGCTGTAGACGTTCATCATTCAAGCAACGACCATAGCCGGACAAATCAGATTGGTTCAAAGGGAAGTTAACTGAGTAGTACACTTGCTCTTTGATGTTGTAGCCGTAGTGCTTCTCCATCGCATCTAAGACGGTATCTAGGACTTCCATCCAAGTACCCTCATGAGGCTCAACAAAGACTGTATGGACAGGCTCTACTGTCTCGTTGTACTCATTGATCCACTCAGGTGTGTACATCTCAAAAGCCCAATAGCCATCTTCGTACAGCGTAGGGTCTTCTGTCTCTACAAATGCTACAGGCTTAGTTAGCAGTGAGTTAAGCTTCTCAATCTGTTCATTGAAGAACATTTTAGTCTTGTCAAACATGGTTGTTTCCTTTGGTTCAGTTGGTTTGATTATCAAATGAAAGTATTCGTCGAGCGTTATCGCGTTAAGTGTCATTGAAGTCTCCGTCTACGGGATGATACACCACCCATTGTGTCTCAAAGATTCCGTTACCGTAGTCCTTGAGTACTTTAGATGTCTGTATCATTCTACACCCTAATCTAGGATGGTCAGTTACGTAGACCTTATAACACCCGTCAGTCCAATCAGGATGGAAAGGAGGAGGTTTATAGTGAACTACTAGCTTGCTCATTCAATACATCCTTAATGGAGGGGAACTCAGCGAAGATAATATCACGACATTGGTCAGCTACATCACGATGTTCCTTTTGTGTTGCTTTTTCACAACGAATATCAATGTAGTGTAACCAGCTACGTAGAGTGCCGTTCATGTACATACGAGAGACAGTTAAGCCTTCAGGTAGTAGCACACGAGCACACTCTTTAGCGATACCTTTCTCCAAGGCACTTGAGTACAGGAACTTAGCTTCCTCCATGATTCGACGCTGAGCGCCTTCAAACCAGTTCTGTAAGCTGATGTCATCAGAGTACAGGCTGTTCTGACGGTTCTTAGTGTCTTGTAGTCGAGCTTGAGAGTCCTGAATGAACCCCTCAGAGACTGCGTAACGCTGTGAGAACTCTTGGAAGGAGAAGCTACGGTGACGTAAGATCTGACGAGCTATATCACGAGTAGTTTCAATCTCCACACAGACGTTAACCATCTCCAGAGGACTCCAGTGCTTGTTTTTAATCAAATACTTGATTAGCTTTGGAGCTGTTTCATGCTTATCTTGGTTAGCTGGATTAGAAACTCTAGCCATATATCCGATAAGCTTTTCAGCCTCCGGAGTAACCCATACCAGTGCGACTTTCGACATAATCTAATAACTCCTTTATTTTATCTTTTCTTCGGCTCCCCATATGAGGGAGAACAGCAGTACAAACTTGATGAATTCCTGCGTGATTCTGAACGCTCCAAATCCATGTTTTCTTTCGAACTCTTCGATCAACTCTTCCCGACGTATTTTGTCTTTCAAGAACCGTTCCGACATTAAACACAGAATGCAGTTTACGAATCACGTCTTCATCTGTCATCTCGCAATGAATAGCTAAAGACTTATGATCATGTTTAGCAGTCTTTCGAGTAAAGATAGTGAAACAACCTTCCCCTTCAAGAATCCCCGCTGCCCACGCTACTTGAATCGGTGTCTGGCTCATGTTGCTTACCTTCCTCAATTCCTCGTTTCAACATCTCAATGAAAGCAAATCTAAACAACTGTGCTTGTTCTTCATTGCTCATCTTCACATGGTAGTCTGCACTACCGTCATCATTTTCCTTCAGTAATTCTACGTCCATCGTGAACACTCCTTCGTCGTTCATTTACCCAATGTTCAGGGATTGTCTTATCAGCGTACTCAAAACCGTTCTTCACACACCACTGAGCATACGTTGTACGTGACCCCTTGTTCAGCTTCTGTGAGCTGTTAGAGAAAACGAAACGAATATCCAAGTGTGGTTGTTGCCTTTTAATCAGCATGTGTTTCTTACGATCTGCTATGAGGAAGCGTCCCTTAGTCTCTACGATGATTCCGTTATCGAGTACAAAGTCAGGAGTATATTGATGTTCACTCGCTGGCTTGATGTACTTGATCTTCATCTCTTCGTAGGTGAAAGGAACACCCGCTGAAGTAAGGGCTTTAGCGACATCTTCTTCAAGGCCGCTACGCCACCCATGCTTCAAAGCATTAGCTCTCTTTGAGCTTGTTGTCTTACGAGTTACCATTACAACTTGGTTCTTTCATACTGATGTAACAAAGCACCGAAGGCATCAACGAATACCTCATCGTGCTGTGTATGCCCCATAGCAAACATGATTGCATGAACTAGCTCATGAGCGAATGTCTGTTCAGTAAAGGTCTTGTTCATACCTGAGCGAAGGCAGATAGTGAAAGTAGCACAATCACACTTACCGTACTCACTCAAGTCTTCAACAAACTTTACTGTCCAGAGTCCACCAACGAGGTAGAAACTAGTGGGCACTTTTGGTTGGGTTCTCTTCGTAGCCATAGAAGGTTTAAGTTTTCATCGACACGAAGTTGATTACCATCGTAAGCTTTGAGACAAGCATCATAGTATTCCCTTTCAGTTTTACAATCCTGTAGAAGCTTCTCTGCCTTCTTAGGTCCAATGCCTTTCAAGCCAATGATGTTGTCAGTACGATCCCCTGTGAGCACTTGTGTGAATAAGTTACGAAGACCTTCTTCCTCAGTAACGTAGTATTCCTCATGCTTCACGAAGTTGTAATGCCAACCTGCAACTTGATCTAGGTCTTTGTCAATGGAGACAATCCATCCACCTGTCTTAGTAGCTTCAGTAGCCACTGCATCGTCTGCTTCTGAACCCTCTACCAGTTCTGCCCCTAGGCGCTGGAGATGGGTACGAATAGCTTGATAATGCACTGGCCTCTTAGCGTCCTTGCGGTTACCTTTGTAAGGCTCAGTGACTGCTAGTTCATTGCGATAGTTACCCTTACCAGTGATGTACGCTTTGTAGTCATCACATTTGAGGTCTTGGTAAACAATCTCATTGACTAGGTGAGTCACCCGAGCCAAACAAACCTCTTCACTAACATCTTCGCTGGCAAAACCTACTCTGTAGCAGATGATGTCAGCGTCGATGATAGCAAGCTTAGGACGTTCCTTAGAGAGCGTCATCGTCCGCAGTAGTTGCTTCAGACGCATCCGCTGGCACGTAAGTCTTCACTTCAGTGACCATAACAGTCTTGATCGAAGGAGCATTGCCATGCTTAGCTGACATACGGTGTGTGTATGAACCTACGATAGCTACGCACTTAGAGCCGTTACCGAGAGCTTCGATAGGAACTTCTTTGAGTGTATCGTCTGTAGGCTTGAACAAGTACTTGCTCTTAGCGACAATGAAGTTACCCATTGCATCCTTGTGCTTGACTTTGATACCCAAGCTTGTGAGCTTAGCTGCATCGTCATCGCTGATGTTACCGATGGTGCATTCGTACTTGTCGTTGTCTGTGTTGAATGCTTTGTTGAACTCAGCCATCCACTTAGTCCAAAACAACTCACCGCTAATCTT